GATCAAGAAACAATTGTACAAGAGGTACTTAAAGTTGCTACTGAAGTTCAAAAATTAGCAAATGATAATCTACATACTTTAGTACAAGAATTATTTAACATCAAATACCCAGATGAACCTCATTACTTTGAGTTGAAACAAGAGGTTGTACTCGATAGAGGATATTTTGCAGGTAAGAGAAGATACGCCCAACACATTGTTAATAAAGAAGGTGTACCAACAGATGAACTAGATGTTAAAGGATTAGATTTGATGAAATCCAATTTCCCACCACTATTTAGAAAATTTGGTGAACACATCATTAATGAAATTATGTTTGGTAAACCAAAACCAGATATTGATAAACAAGTACTTGAATTTAGAACCTCACTGAGAACAATTGATTGGAAACAAATTCTAAAACCTACTGGATTAAAGAAAATGGAAGAATATCTTGCTGCACCTCCTAGAGCCGGTGAAATATTTTCTAAATTAGGTTTAAAATGCCCTATCAATACGAAAGCAGCTATTTTCTATAATGATATCTTACGATTCAAAGGATTAGATAAAAAATACCCAACATTTCAAATTGGTGATAAAATGTTTATTGCCTACTTGAAAGATAATCCATATCGAATTGATGTAGTTGGATTTAACGGATACAATGACCCTCCAGAACTAATGGACTTTATAGAAAAGTACATAGATCGAGACGGTCTTTTTGATGGAGTTATGAAAAACAAATTAGAGTCATTATATTCCGACTTAGGATGGGGTGCTGTAGTACTCAATACAAACATAAACAAGTTTTTTAAATTTTAAAAATGATAAATAAGCTAGATCTAACCAGTATTATTTCAAAGTATTACTTGAATGGAATGAATGAGGCCGTCAAGTGGGACATTCAAGACAATAAGTTAACTATTAAGTTTACTGCCCCTGATAAAACAATGATTGGGGTAGTAACTTGTGATGAATTTGAATTAGAAGATTCATCTATTGGTATTAGCAATACTACCCAATTAAATAAATTGCTTGCTATTACAAATGGTTATTTGAATTTGGAATACCAAAAACAACACAAACTAATTACTAAACTTATTATAGCAGACAACCAGTTTACTCTAAATTATGCTTTAGCTGATACTATGATTATTCCTAAAGCAGGTGAGTATGTTGGTGATGGTCAATATAATATTGAAGCCACGTTAGATAACGAAAGTATAAACGCTGTAGTCAAAGCAAAATCAGCATTAGCAGATACCGACACAGTTGTATTTAAACCATTTACTAACGATGATGGTGATTTGCAATTGGAAATGTTGTTTGGAGGTAATATCGAATACTCAAATAAAGTATCTTTTTACCTACCAGACATTACTACAAATAATCTTCCAGTAGACTTTAAAGTTCATTATAATTCTAATCTAATTAAAGAAATTATGTACTGTAACAAGGATGTTGCTAATTGTACTATGGGAATTAATTTGGATGGAGTTATGAGACTTGCATTTGATAATGGAAAAGTACAAAGTGAGTATTATTTAGTTGCAAAAGAACTCTAATGAAGAAACCAGACAATGTAGCAGAAAATCCCGGTTTGTTACCTTATGGTAGCAATGTTAGTGCTCCTGCTATTAGGGTTGAGGATACTACTGTTTGGAAAGAAATTAATTCTATAAAAGTTAACCACCAACTACAAACTAAGTTTAACGAACTAAAAGAAGAATATAAAAAATTAGTAGAAGAATATAAGTGGAATGAACTAGTTTATAATGCTAAATTTAATTTTGAACCAGTCATAGGACAAACATACCATTTATATGTTGGTAGAGATGGTAATGTATTTTTATCAATGATAAATCCTAATGAATGGAATTATGAATGTGTTGGTAGTTTTTCGCTAGATTCTAATAATAAATGGAACAAAATTTAAAATTAACATACGTATAATAAAGTGAAACCTTAGGGAACACTTAAATCATCTTAGGAGATAAAAATTATGACACACAAATTATTATTCAACACCCCATTTGACATTTTAGTCAAGAACTTTTTTGAATCAAGTTCACCATTCACTCCGGCTATTGAAGCCAAAATTTCACACCCAGTAGACATTTACGAAAACAAAGAAGGCCTCTTCTTTGAAATTGCCTGTACTGGTCTTACTAAAAAACAAATTGATCTTTCTATTGAAGGAGATATTTTAAAAGTTAGTTATGCAAAAGAACAAGACGATAAATGCTGTGAAGTAAACGATTGTGATTACATTCACAAAGGCATTGCACGCCGGTCTTTCAATTTAGGATACAAAGTAGCGTCCAAATATGATTTGTCTCAAGCTGAGGCTGAGATGGAAAATGGATTGCTAAAAATTTATGTACCATTCGCTAAAGAAGCAAAACCAAAAACATTAACAATTAAGTAAAACCCGTTCTCCTAAGGTTTCACAAGTTATGAAAATGCATTTAATCAAAACAAATGATGATGTCTTGTATGAAGTAATTCATCAAGAACCAGAAACAAAACAAATTGATGTTGAAAAATTAAAAATTAAACATTTATGTAATACTGTTTTTAGAAAAGATGGATTATATTGGTTTGTTAGAAAAATAGAAGAAGCACAAGTTATTGAAGAAAATTTGGAAAAACATTAAAAAGTTATTATATTCCGGTTATGACTAAAGAAAAAGAATACACACGCTTTATCACCGATCCTGTAATGGAACCTTATTTTATTTCAATGGATGATAGTTGTATGACAGTTAACATTAGAGTAACTCCTGATGCCCGTTATACTGATTCAACCAAAGAATACACTAAAATTTTGGGACATTATAGTAGCATTAACAGTGCTTTAAAAGCAATTGTTAAGGATAAAGCAAATAGTGAATCTTATGATTCATTAAAAGGTTACATGGACACTTATGACAACCTTATCAAACAATTAAATCAAATATTAAACAAATAAAATATGTTAGAAGCAATTTATAACGCAGTTATTGTAAAACCAGTAGAGGCAGAAGAAACCTCATATGGTGGGATTATTGTTCCTGATTTAGGAACAGAAAAAAACAAATTAGGAGAAGTAATAGCAGTTGGTCCTGGTAATTATTCCGCAACAGGAGTTCTTATGGAAACCGTACTTAAAGTAGGAGATATTGTTGTATTGCCTACAATGGGATTTAGTAAAATGGAATACCAGGGTGAAGAGTACTGGTTGGGTCCTGAAAATCAAGTTTTAGCAAAAGTAGTAGAATAATATGAGTAAAATTATAGAATTTGGCCCCGAAGCACGCCAAAAAATGATTGATGGTATCGATAAATTAGCTGATGCCGTAACTTCAACCCTTGGTCCTAATGGACGTAACGTAGTAATTGCTAATGGAGGTATTCCTCAAAGCACTAAAGATGGTGTAACTGTAGCAAAGTCAATCACTTTAGAAGATCCAATTGAAGAATTGGGAGTACAATTGGTTAAGCAAGCAGCCATTAAAACAGCTGATAACGCTGGTGATGGTACTACAACCTCCACTTTGTTAGCTCGTGAAATGGCTAAACAAGGTCTTAAGTATCTTAATCACGGAGAAAATGCTGTTGAAATCAAACGTAGCATTGATAAAGCAGTAAAAGAAGTAATTGAACATCTACGCCACGAAATTAAAGAAGATATTTCAGATGAAGAGCAACTTAAACAAATTGCTACTCTTTCAGCAAATAATGATCCTGAAGTAGGTGAATTGATTGCTACGGCAATGCAAAAAGTAGGTCGTGAAGGTGTTGTGTTTATTGAAGAATCTAAAAACGGTGAAACATACTTAGAGACAGTAGAAGGTATGCAATTTGATCGTGGTTACAAATCACCTTATTTTGTAACTGATAACAATACAATGACTACTACTTTACAAGATGCTTTAATTTTGATTGCTGATAAAAAGTTTACTCAAGTAAAAGAATTGTTGCCTATCTTGGAAGCAGTATCTAATCAAAATAAACCCTTAGTTTTGATTGCTGAAGATATTGATGGTGAAGCGCTTGCTACTTTAATTGTAAACAAAGCTCGTGGTATTTTGAAAGTTGTTGCTATTAAAGCTCCTGATTTTGGTGATCGTCGTAAATTATTACTTGAAGATATTGCTATTATGACTGGTGGTCAAGTTTTCAGTACTGAAAAAGGTATGAAACTTGATAAGTTTAGTTGGGATTGGTTTGGTCAAGCTCGAGTAGTTACCGTAGGTAAAGAAGAAACTACTATTGTTGATGGTAAAGGTGATCCTGATAAAATAGCAGCTCGTATTGAAGAACTCCAAACTCAAATTGATAAATCAATTTCTCCATACGAAAAAGAAAAGTTACAAGAGCGTTTAGCTAAATTTATTGGTGGTGTAGCAGTTGTACACGTGGGTGGTTATACTGAAGCTGAAATGCGTGAAAAGAAAGATCGTGTTGATGATGCTTTACAAGCTACAAAAGCTGCACTTGAAGAAGGTATCGTACCAGGTGGTGGAATGGCTTTGTTGCATGCTCGTAATGGTATTCAAGATTTTAATAGTATTGGTGGACGAATTGTTTATAACGTTTGTGCTGAACCCTTTAAGAAAATTTTAACTAATGCTGGTTATGAACAAGAAGACATTTACAATGCCTTAAACGGAGCAACCGGAGGTGATTATTGGTATGGTTTTAACCTTAGTGACCAAGACTTCTGGGATATGAGAGAAATTGGTGTAATTGATCCTGCCAAAGTAACTCGTACTGCCCTTGAAAACGCAGCATCAGTAGCAGGTACTATTCTATTAACAGAAGCCGTTGTAGTTGATAAGCCCGAAGAAAACAAAAGTGATGATGGGCTTGGAGGTATGATGGGAATGATGTAAATTCACAAGTATGCAAGATGCAATAGGTCTCATAGGAAGAACCCTTGTTATAGAAGAAGTTATTTACAAGGTTAAAGATTTCTATTTTGTCCCCGGTACAAATTTGTTGTACGTCGGTCTTCAAACCTCTGATAAAAGAGTCATAAATTGGAGATATGAGAACCTATTGCCTTATTTTATTGAACAAGTTCACTTTGGACATAGCCAAATATGAAAACAGAAATTATAGAAAAACTAGTAGAGATTGCAGACCGAATGCCCCCAGGCGATAAGTGGAAAGTGAAGGGGGTTGAAGCAATTCAACCCACCCTAACTGATGCTTTAGAAGCTTGGTTTCAAACAGCAACCGTTAAACCTAGAGCATTCCGTTTAGGATTAACTGAGGGAAAACTTTATGCTATTTTAACGTCTGAACAAGAAATTATAGAACCCGAACCTAAAAAATATTCAATATACGGTGACTATGAGTTCTAAACAACATACATTGTGGAATGAAAAATATCGTTCTCAGGATCTTTCTACATATGTAGGAAACGAACAAATAAAGGGTACTATTTCTAAGTACCTAGAACAAAATGATATCCAAAATTTTATTTTCTATGGCCCTGCCGGGACTGGCAAAACTACTCTTGCTAAACTTATTGTTAATAATCTTAATTGCGATTATCTCTATATTAATGCTTCCGATGAACGTGGTATTGATACTATTAGGGATAAGGTCCAGGGTTTCTCGTCTGTTGCTTCTTTTAAGCCACTCAAAGTTGTCATCTTGGACGAGGCTGATTTCCTTACTATTCAAGCTCAGGCGTCGTTAAGAAACATTATTGAGACATTCTCACGTACCACAAGATTTATCTTAACTTGTAACTATATTGAAAGGATTATTGACCCTCTTCAATCACGTTGCCAGGTACTTAAAATTGTGCCTCCATCTAAACAAGAGGTAGCAGTTCACATTAACAATATTCTACAACAAGAAAATGTTAGTATTGATTTAGATAACTTAAAACTAGTTGTCAATCAATTTTATCCTGATCTACGTAAAATGCTTAACACACTACAAATGAGTGTAGTAGGTGATGAAATTGCTGTAGATAAAAGTGTATTAGTGTCTAGTAACTACAAAAATCAAATCCTCATGGAGTTATGCAAACCAAGTTCTAAATCGTTTAATAACATTAGACAAATAGTAGCTGATTCTGGTGTTAGTGATTTTGAGGATTTATTTAGATTTTTGTTTGACCATGTAGACAAATACGCTCCTATGAATGCTGGTGAGGTTATTATCTATATTGAAGAATATCAATACCATTCTAATTTTAGAATCGATAAAGAAATCAACACAATGGCTTTGATTTCTAGAATTTTGTCATTAATTGGTAAAAAAGTATTATGAAACAATTCCTAAAGTTTACTACAATTTGGATTAGTCAAAACTTAGCCATACCTTTTTGGATGGTAGGTCACGTTCATTTAATGACAACTGTGTATCAAGATATACATGAAATTATTATGAGCATGGGTATGAACATTATAGTAGCAATAGGATTTTATTTAGATTATAAACAAAATAGAAATGAAAAACAATCAAATGAATATTAATTTGGATTTGTCTAAGACAACATCCGTTGAAACTCCAAATGGAGGTAAAATTTGGAGCCAAGGAGTTATTATCCGTAAGGTATCCCGTTTTGTAGTAGGCGCTGATGAAGATGCTCTTATCCCAATTCCAGTGTTTTATGATGCTGAAACAGGAGAAATCTTGACTGAAACTTTGCCTAAAGAATTAAGAGAAGAATACGGCGGATGACAATATTTGACTGGCTCAAGAGCATTACAGTAGACAAAAAACCTTGGTCTTCTTTTACGGAAGATCAACGAGAATCGTTTAATTCTTACATGATTCATCGATTTGTCAGTATGTATGAAGGATACACTGAGGTTGCAAATTACGGCCAAAGAATCCCCTACCCTGACAAAGAAAAAACCTATAAATACTATTGTACTATGCTGCCTAAAAAGAATGTCTTCCTTAAGTATGTGAAAAGTTCACGTAAAAAACCAAATGAAAAAGTATTACAATTAATTGCTAATCATTATACTATTTCACTTGGGGAAGCACATGACTACATTTATCTTTTAAAAAAAGAAGGTGTAGAGTACATTCTTGAAAGTGCCGGTCTTGAAGAAAAAGAAATTAAAAAGTTATTAAAAGAAATTCTATGACAAAAAATAAGGATGTGTGGGGAGTTACTTATGACGAACCATTCAAACCTGATTCAATAGTACAATCAGTTGTTAATAAATTTAACACTCGTGCTAAAATGGGTTTTGAAAAATACAATAACACTCTAGATAGAAACGATTTTACTGTATTAGAATGGATTGAGAATGCTCAAGAAGAACTAATGGATGGAATCCTTTATTTAGAGAAGTTGAAAAAAACACTAGGTGGCTAAAAAGAAAAAAATACCAGCTATTGTAAAACAAATTAAACAACACAACTTACGAGAAGTTAACTACGCTTACGAGAAGTCAATTTCTTATAGTCAGTTGTCTATGTTTACCGCTTGTCCACACAAGTGGAGTTTACAATATAAAGACGGTTATTACACGTCTGAATCGTCTATTCATATGACGTTCGGAACTGCACTGCACGAAGCGTTACAACATTATATAACGGTTATATACGAGGAAAGTGCGGCCGCTGCTGACCGAATTGATTTAGAAACATATTTTGAGGAACGTTTTAGAGAAACATACCTTAAAGATTATAAGTCAAATAAAAATGTTCACTTTTCTAACTCTGTTGAAATGAGAGAGTTTTTTGAAGATGGACTAGCTATTCTAAATTTTATTAAAAAGAATAGAGGAGGTTATTTTGGTAAACGAGGCTGGTATTTGATAGGCTGTGAGGTCCCTATTTTACTAAATCCACACCCAGGTTTTAAAAACGTTTTGTATAAAGGTTACCTGGATGTGGTTTTGTATAATGAATCAACCAACAAATTTAAAATTATGGATATTAAAACATCCACTAAAGGTTGGGACGATTATACTAAAAAAGACGAAACCAAACAGATGCAATTAATTTTGTATAAGAAATTTTTTGCTCAACAGTTTGGTGTTTCTGAAGACGATATTGATATAGAATTCTTTATTGTTAAAAGAAAAATATGGGAAGAATCCCCTTATCCTATCTCTAGGATTCAAGAATTCAAACCAGCAAGTGGTAAAGTTAAACTTAACAAAGCAACAAACACAATTACTTCATTTATCGAAAATGTGTTTAATCAGGACGGTTCATATAAAGATAAAAAATATGAACCTAAACCTGATAAATTTACTTGTAGATTTTGTAGTTTTGCTAACAACCCCGAGTTATGTGAAAAAGCTTATAAAAAAGAATCGTAAGCAGGTTAACTTATAAGGATTTTTTAATATTTATAATTGATATGATTGGAATATATAAAATAACAAATCCTGAAGGAAAAATATATATAGGTTGTTCTACTAATTTAGATAAAAGAAAACTTAAATATTCTTATGTTGATTGTAAGAGTCAACCTAAGTTATATGAATCTTTAAATAAATTTGGTTGGAAAAATCATCTGTGGAATATTATAGAAGAATGTAATGATGAACAATTATTTGAAAAAGAAAAATATTATATCAAAAAATATAATTCTTATAACGATGGTTTAAATTCTAATGAAGGTGGATTCGGAACTATTTATCACACAAATGAAACAAAATCTAAAATAAGTGAAGCAAGACAAGGATGGATTCCTTCTAAAGAACGAGGAGAAAAAATTGGAAATAAAATTAAAGGAAGAAAATATACTGAAGAACATAAATCCAAAATATCTAAAGCATTAAAAGGAAAACCAAATGGATTAAAAGGTAGAACTTCTCCTAATAAAGATAATTCCTACTCCTTAGAAGTAAGAGAAAAAATGAGTTATTTAAAAAAAGGAACTTCTCATTCTCTTGAAACAAAACAAAAAATGTCTCAAAGCAATAAAAAAAGAACTAAAATAGAACAGTATAACTTAGAAAACGAATTAATTAAAATTTGGGATTGTATTGCTGATGCTAAAAAATATATAAAAAAAGGAGATATTTGGGGTTGTCTTAAAGGAAAACAAAAAACAGCTGGAGGTTATATTTGGAAATATGTATCTTAAAGAATCCACATATATTTATATACAACAAATAAATAAAAGCTATGACAAATAAAAAGGATATGACATTAACCTCTGTAAAAGTACAGAGTGAGTTATGGGACCAATTTCGCATTGCTTGTGTAAAATACAAATTTTCTTTACAAAAACTTGCCGACCGTACAATTCATTTGTACCTTACTGATGAAGATTTTAGAAAAAAAGTTCATTCACACAACAACTTAGAAATTAACGACTAAAAAATTTTATGAAAGATAAATTCGGTTATTTACCTCCCGAAAAGAGGAAGAAAATTTTATTGATTTGCGATGACATTAGGGTCCACTCAGGAGTAGCAACTGTAGCTAGAGAAATAGTAGTTCATACTGCTCATCATTTTAATTGGGTAAATATAGGAGGATCAATAACTCATCCTGAAGCTGGGAAACGATTAGATATATCTCAATCTACTAACGAAACAGCAGGTATAGAAGATTCATCAGTTTTTATATACCCAGTAAACGAATATGGAAATCCGGACATTTTACGACAATTAATTAAATTAGAAAAACCAGATGCTATATTATTGATTACAGATCCACGTTATTTTGTTTGGTTGTTCCAAATTGAAAACGAAATTCGTAAACAAATTCCTATTGCTTATTTAAATATTTGGGATGATTATCCTGCTCCTCTTTATAATAAACCATATTATGAAGCTTGTGATTTGCTTATGGGTATCTCTAAACAAACAGTTAATATTAATAAGATTGTTTTAGGTGATAAAGCAGATGATAGAATTATTAGTTATGTTCCTCATGGGTTAAATCATAATATATTTAAACCTTTAGATAAAAATGATCCTGCTTTAGTAGATTTTAAAAAGAAATTGTTTAAAGGCAAAGAATATGATTTTGTATTATTTTTTAACTCAAGAAATATTCGTCGAAAACAAATCCCCGATACTCTTTTAGCATATCGATACTTTATAGATCAGTTAACTGTTGAACAAGCTAAAAAATGTGCTTTTGTTCTTCATACAGAACGAGTAAGTCCTCATGGAACTGATTTAGATGCAGTAATTGAGTTGTTTTTAAACGGAGAACAATATAATATTATTTTTACAGATAGTAAATTTGATCCTACTAATATGAATTTGTTATACAACAGTACTGATGCTCAGATTTTGTTAACTTCAAATGAAGGATGGGGTTTAAGTTTAACTGAAGCTATGTTAGTTGGAAATCCTATTATAGCAAATGTAACTGGAGGAATGCAAGATCAAATGAGATTTGTTGATGAAAATGATAATTGGTTTACTCCATCTCCAAAAATTCCATCTAACCACCGAGGTACTTACAAAAAACATGGTGGGTGGGCATTTCCTGTATTTCCTTCTTCAAGAACAATTGTTGGTTCACCTCCAACTCCATATATTTGGGATGATACCTGCAATCCCGAAGATGCTTGTAAACGTATTATGGAAATATACGAACTTACTCCAGAAGAACGTCAAAATCGAGGTTTAATAGGTAGAGAATGGGCTCTTGGTGAAGAAGCAGGATTTACTGGAGAAGTACAAGGAAAAAGAATAATTGAATCCTTTGGTAAATTGTTTGATACTTGGGTTCCAAGAGAAAAATTTGAATTTATTAATGTTAATAAAGTAGAAGATAGAATTTTAAAACACGAATTAATATATTAATGAAACCGTTATTTGTAATAAGTTGTCCTTTTGATACCTATAGTGGCTATGGTGCTCGTTCAAGGGATTTAGTTAAAGCCATTATAGAAACTAATAAATACGAAGTTAGACTCATGTCCCAACGTTGGGGAAGTACACCTTGGGGTTTTTGTACTGCTAATCCTGAATGGTCTTTTTTATTAAAACATCAACTCCATAATAATGCCTTAACCAGCAAACCAGAAATATGGATGCAGATCACAGTACCAAATGAATTTCAGCCTGTAGGTAAATTTAATATAGGATGTACAGCAGGTATTGAGAGCACAGTTTGTCCTGGAGATTGGATTGAAGGAATTAATAGAATGGATTTTACAATTACTTCTTCCGAACATTCGAAAAAAGTATTTCAAGATTCTACTTTTGAAAAAAGAAATAAACAAACTAATGCTTTAGAAGGTTCTGTTAAATTAGAAAAACCTGTAGAAGTATTATTTGAAGGTGCAAACACAGACATTTATAAAATATTAGATAAAATGCCTCAAAACGAATTGTATAATTCATTACTTGGTATTAAAGAAAAATTTGCTTATTTGTTTGTAGGGCACTGGATGGAAGGTGATGTTGGTGAAGACAGAAAAAATGTAGGTTTATTAGTTAAAGCCTTTTATGAACTATTTAAAAACAAAACAAATCGCCCAGCACTAATTTTAAAAACCGCCCAAGTAAGTTCTTCTTATATGGATAGAGAAGAAATAATTAAAAAAATTAAAAAAATAGCTAAAACAGTAAATTCTAAAAATTTACCTAATATTTACTTACTTCATGGTGATTTTAGTGATGAAGAAATGAATGAACTTTATAATCATCCAAAAGTAAAAGCTATGGTTAATTTAACTAAAGGTGAAGGTTTTGGTCGCCCATTGCTTGAATTTAGTTTAACTAAAAAACCAATTATTGTTAGTGGTTGGAGTGGACATACAGACTTTTTAGATCCTTCACTTACTCGTTTGCTTTCTGGAACATTAACCCCTATCCATGCAAGTACTAAAAACCAATTTTTAATTTCAGAATCAAAGTGGTTTTCCCCAGATCATCAACAAGTTGGTTTTTATTTAAAAGATGTATTTGAAAATTATAAAAATTATATTAATGGTGCTAAAACCCAAGGTAATAAAAATAAAAATGATTTTAGTTGGGAAAAAATGAAGGAAAAAACTAATGAATTACTTACTAAGTATATTCCTGAATTTCCTAAGGAAATAAAATTAGAATTACCAAAACTTAATAAAATTGAACTCCCTAAATTAAAAAAAATAAATGGATAATTTAATAATTTGTGACCGCTGCGGATCAGACGCATGTTACGTAGAAGAAGTAAACCAAGATATTAAAACCTATTTTTGTTATGGGTGTGGTTTTCAAACTAATTCTTTAATGGTTGAAGATGGAGAATTTTTAAATCAACAAAAAGAAGTACTCCCTGAACTTTATAAAGATTTATTTCACACGGATGAAAAAGGTAAAATATGGATGCCATCAGCAATCAATCTCCCTGAAAAAGGAATGATTTTTGCTAATGGAACAAGTGCCTATGAATGGATGTGGTCAGCAGTAAAATCAGTTCCCGTTACTGAAGAAGAAAAACATAAATACCCTAACCCAAAGAAACAAGGAGAGTTTTATAAATTTAGAATGGATATGGATACAATAAAACATTTTCCTGAAAAAGAATTTATTGAAGCCTTAAGTTACATTGAGATCCTCCCAGAATAATTATGATTTATTGGTTTTATGGCCAGCCCGGTGCTGGAAAAACAACTATTGCTAATGAACTCTTAAAACATATTGATGCTGTTCATGTTGATGGAGATGATATTAGAGCCCTTTTTAATAATCAAGATTATTCTAAAGAAGGTAGAATAAAAAATTTAACTTTAATAAATAATATTGTTAAGTTTTTAGATGCTAAAGGATTTAATGTAGTTGTTTCTGTTGTTTCTCCTTTTAAAGAAATTAGAAACGAAATGAAAAATATAGGGACTAAATTTTTCTTTGTAACTACAACAGAAATTAGAGGAAGAGAAAAGTTTTTTGTGTCTGACTTTGAATCTGAAGAAGAAGACACTATTTTAGACACTACAAATATATCAATAAAAGAAACAATAGATGCAGTACTCAATGTTTATAGGTAGGTGGCAACCCTGGCACGAGGGACACCAATGGTTAATAGACCAAAGATTAAATGAAGGAAAAAATGTACTTCTTTGTATTAGAGATGTAGAAATTAATGAAAACCAACCCTGGACAGCACAAGAAATTGAAGCAAATCTACAACAAACCCATAAAGAATTAATATCCCAAGGGAGAATCAAAGTAATGATTATACCTGATATTGAGTCTGTAAACTATGGTCGTGGAGTTGGATATCAAATTATTGAACATGTTCCTCCTCAAGAAGTAGAAAAAATATCCGCTACTAAGATTCGTGAACAAATGAGAAAAGATGGTAAGTTATAAACGACATATATTAAAAACTATTACTTGGAGAATAGTAGGTACTATAGATACTATTACACTTAGTTGGTTAATTACTGGCAATTTATCAGTTGGATTAGCTATTGGAGGGGTTGAAGTTATAACTAAAATGATTTTATATTTTGCCCATGAGCGTGTTTGGTATAAATGGATTAAATTTGGTTTAGACAAATGATTAGTTTAGCAATTACAGTTTGTAACGAACATCAAGAGTTAGAAACTCTATTGGATTATTTATCTGATAGAGCTTTTTCTCCTGAGTATGAAGTTGTTATTCAAATAGATAAAGACAACCATACTGATGATGTTATTGGTGTAATTGTTGGTAGAGGAATCAAACATTGGTTTTATCCATTAAATAAGGACTTTGCTAGTTATAAAAATGAATTAGCAAACCACTGTGAAGGAGAATATATCTTCCAAATCGATGCTGACGAATTACCCTCAGTAGAATTACTTGAT